CTGATAATTTCAAACTTGATACTTTGTAGATTAGAAAAGGAGTAAACGAAATGGCTACAGAGAAAGAAATCGCAGAAGTAATCACCAGAGTGTTCCCGGACTTGGCAACGTTTGAATCATCGTTGATCCGGCTAAGATTGCAAGCTGAGTTGGTTCAAATCAACTCCAAGTTCGCCAATGTTCAGGCGGAGGCAGGTAAGACTGCCTCTAGTTATGTAGACATGTTGAGCGAACTCGAAACTATCAGACGTGCCAAGCAGCAAGAAATAGATAATTTGGAAAAATAGTAGCGAGGTAACATCATGGGCAGATGGCTTGAGCTTGATAGTTTAGATAATACTAGCATTGCCGCAGCTACATTGGTCGGTTCTTATACTGCCACAGCTGATATTGATGTTTACTGTACGCTCTACGCTCAGGGTTTGGCTGGTGGTGGTGATTATATTTACTACATTGACGTAACACCTTCGGGGCTATCTGCTGGCGAGGCTTTGAAAACTACCCAGACACTTGGAGCAACCACGTATGTCCTATTTGCTCAATCTATACCGGTAAGTCTGCGCAACGGCGATGTTATGGCTGTTTACCTGGATGGCTTAGCGGGAGACACGACCACGCCAGACATACGGGTAAACTTCTATGAAAGTCCGAGCTTGCAGCCAACCACGGCGGGTAACAAAGCGGATGTTCAATCAACTGGTGAGGTTGGTTTGGATTTCAGCAACATCAAGGCGGCTACCGGAGCAACTACGCTGACGAATATCACGGTTCCGGTCACCGCGACCGTCACCGACCTGGCGGCGATCTTCAGTGGGATCACGTCGCTGCCGAAATGGCTGCGGGGGCTATTCCGAAAAGACGCAATGGACTCAACAGCAAAGACCGAGATTAACACGGGTGGCGGGACGTTCAGCGAGCTGACGGATAGCTTGGAGGCCGTCAGGGATAACGAAGGTACGGCTGGCGCGGGATTGACGGCGCTGGGCGATACCCGGATTGCCAATCTGGATGCCGCAGTTAGCACTCGTTTGGCAAGTAGTGGATATACGGCTCCTCCTTCGGCAAGTGCGATCAATACAACGTTGAGCGCGGCGCATGGGGCAGGGACATGGGGTGGAGCGAGTGGAAGCGGCGCGGTTGAATTTGTCTATACGGTTACAAATGCGGTTGGTGGACTTCCAATCGCTCAGACGTTTGTGTGGGTTACAACGGACGACGGCGGAGATAATATCGTCGGATCTGGTTTCACGGACGACTTCGGAGATGTTACGTTTTATCTTGATCCAGGCACGTTTTATTTCTGGCGCAAAAAGAGCGGGTTTGACTTCACGAACCCGGATCAGGAGGACGTTTCGTAGAATGAGAACTCCAAAGGTGGTGTCATGACCGAATCAGGCAGCGGAACAGGAACGATTGCGACCAGTGGCAGCGTCACGGCTGCAATTGCATTGTTGATACCCAGGCTCAGGCGAATGACCGCCGAACCGACCACGACCACCTACACGGACGTGGCGCTGGCAGCATTCATCGCCCTCTATCCGGTCGAGGATGCACGTGGCGAGTATCCGACTATAGACGGCTACACCTACCCGCCGTCATTGATCGAAAACCCAGACTGGATACCAACTTACGACCTGAACGCGGCGGCGGCGGATGTATGGTCCGAGAAGGCAGCCACACCGGCGGCGGATTTCGATTTCAATGCGGATGGCGGGAACTACAGCCGCAGCCAGGTCTACCAGCAGGCGATGGCGCAGAGCAGGTATTATCGCAGCAGGCGCGGCATGAAGACGATCACGCAGCGACCTGATCCGCTCATGCAGGGCTACGAGGAGATAGGCGAACACAGTGACAACGACTAACCCGCAGCCAGGGCGCGTCCAGCGATTGATTGAACTTTTCCGCCAGCAAATGGAGGCGGAGGAGGCTAGTCAAATGGCGGACATGGCGAATGCCTGGCTGGACGTGGAGCGACGCTTGCTGGCGCAGATGGAATTATTGGCGCGGGAAGTGGCTGATTTGCGCGCAAACAATCAAACTATCAGCCGGTCGAAGCTGTATAAATTGGATCGCTATCGTGAATTATTGGGCCAGGCGCAGGCTGAGACGCAAAAGTATCAGAATTGGGCGGCGTCTGAGATTGCAGCGCGCCAGGTAGAGATGGCAAAGTTGGGCGTCGTGCAGTCACAAACGTTGATCCGGGAAAGCTACCTGGAGGCGGGTCAAGTCGTGGCGCGCTTCAATCTACTGCCAGTCGAGGCAATCAATACCATGATCGGTTTCGCGGGCAACGGTACGCCACTCCATGAGCTGCTTATGGCGGCTTACCCGGACGCGATTGACCGTTTGACTGGCACACTTATCAAAGCCACGGCGCAAGGGATCAACCCACGCGAGACGGCGCGGCAGATGGCGCGTGATATGAGCGGCAACTTGCAACGTTCGCTCACAATTGCACGAACGGAACAGATCCGGGCTTACCGGTCGGCGGCTACGCAGCAGATGCGAGAAAGCGGCGTTGTTGAAGGCTGGATTTGGCGCTGCGCTTTGCAGGAAGGGACCTGCATGGCTTGCCTGGCGATGGATGGCACTGAATACGGGTTGGAGGAAGAATTGGACGATCACCCAAATGGAAGATGCTATCGCCAACCGATCGTCAAAGGCTTGACGCCGTTATCAGCGCAGAGCGGGGCGGACTGGTTTGCCAATCAGAGCGAAGAAATGCAGCGTGGCATGATGGGCGATCAACGCTTTGAGGCCTGGCAGCAAGGGCAATTCGAGTTCGGACAACTGGCGCAGGTGGCGCATTCGGAGGAATGGGGCAACTCGGTTCAGGTTGCGCCATTGGAGGCGGTAATCCAATGAGAGCCTTTACCAGCGATGAGCTGATCCGGATGCAAGGCACGCAGGAAGAAGCGATGATGGACACCTGCCAACTCGTTAGGCTATTCATCACCGACCGGGTCGACGAATACGGCATGCCGGTCAAGGAATGGGTCGAGGAGATCAGCGTATGTGGACTGGATATGGATCCACGACCGGAATATAACGCACCCGCGGGCGGCGGCGATGAGACGCAGGTGGAGGCAGGCGAGGCGGTTTTGCGGCTGCCGATTGACTGCGATATCACCAACTTAGACCGGGTGCGCATCACGCATCGCTTCGGCGAGCTGTTGGATGAGCCGCTGGTTTACGATGCCGGGCAGCCTCCACGGCGAGGGCCGAGCGGGCTAACGATCCGAGTGAGGCTGGCGACGCATGAGTGAATCAGACGTTGAAGTGAAGTTTTATATCGATCATGTCAAGGTGACGGTGGATAAGGCGACCGATGAGGTATTGAAAATGCTGGCCTACCGGATCGTGGAGGGCACGCAGCTCAACATCCGCTCTAATGACCAGATCGACACGGGATTTTTAATAAACAGCGTCTACCCGATCTGGAAGGATGGCAGCGGCTATGCGGACGCAAAAGCTGAGGCGGAGCAGCGCACAACCGGCAAGGACGGACGACACGTGGATCACAGCGACGACATGGCTCCAGAGCCGAGCCTGCCAGGAGATGCTTCGGCGGGCGTGGTGGTGGGCGCTAACTATGCCATTTATAACGAGGTTAGAATACCGTTTCTATACCCGGCGGCGCAAAAGGCAGTAACGGAGGAACAATTCCGCGGCGAGGCGGAGCAGATTTACCGGGAAGTGCTGCCAAACGAAGGGCCAGGCGCAAAATGATCGACATCGATGCAAAGCTGCGGGAACTGTTGGGCAAGCAGACAGAGATCACGGCGATCTTCGGCGAGCGCATCTACATCGCCAGGTCGCTGCCAGCCGGATACAAGGTAGCCGACGGTCCGGCGCTGCTGGCAATGGTGCGCGGCGGCGGGCAGGTGTATTCGAGCCAGATGTTCTGGCCGAGCGTGCAGTTCCGCTGTTATGCCGGAACCGAAAAGGAAGCGCGTCTGGCCGGGCGAGCGCTGTACGATGCGCTGAACGATACGCAGGCGCGCGGCTGCGCCTGGATACGCATGGAAGAGGGCACATTGCCGGTTCTGATGAACGAGCCGGGCAGTAACTGGCCGTATATGCTGGCGTTTTTCACGCTGGCGATGCAGAATTTGTGAGGTGAAGGATGAAAGATGAGTTTCGATTTATGAACGGTAAGCAAACGCTGGAGTTTTTGAAAGACGGGCACTTCACGCACGAGCAGGCGATGAAGGCGCAAGCGAACGAGAAAGCCGGGAAGCGCCGCCCGGACGTTATGAAAGCATTCGGCGAATATGTTGAATGGCTGGACGCGGGAAAAGATCGGAATGATCAAGCGCCCGCACCGGTCGAAAAATCAAAGGGAAAGAGTAAGGAGGCTTAGATGGCTTATGCAAGCTCGGTTGTATTGGCAGTAACAGAGATCGTGCGGGCGGGCATCGTCACAACGACGCTGCCAACCACGCCTACCGCCACGCATGGTAATAAAGTGCTGAACGACGGCAAGACCTTCATCGAGGTCAACAACGGCTCCGGCGCGCCGATCAACGTGACGGTCGACTGTCCGGGCAGTATGGACGGTTTCGCAGTCGCTGACCT